GCGTTCTCAATCCACAGAACATAAAGATACAGCCTGGTGCTGTCATATCTGTTGCCAGAACTGGTGGACCGCAAGGAGCATCACTGGCACCTATGCCTAAGTCTGGTGACTTCAATACAAGCCAAATTGTTATCCAGGACTTACGTATTGCTATTAAGAAAATAATGATGGACGATACATTGCCGCCTGATAATATGTCCGCAAGATCAGCTACTGAGATAGCAGAAAGAACAAGAGAACTTGCAACAAATCTAGGTAGTGCATTTGGTAGACTTATAACAGAAACAATGGTACCGATAGTTAGTCGAGTATTATTTGTTTTAGACCAGCAAGGACTAATTGACTTACCGCTAAAGGTTAATGGTGTTGAAGTTAAAGTAACTCCAGTATCACCACTAGCACAGGCACAAAAGCTACAAGAGATTAACGATATTGTGCAGTATATGCAGATTGCAAACTCTATGGGACCGCAAGGACAAGCAACGATTGCTGTTCCTAAAGTCCTGGAATTTATTGCAGAGCGTCTAGGAATAGACCAGAATGTGTTAAACAGTCCAGAAGAGCAAGCGGCAATATTGCAACAAATGGCACAAATGCAACAACAAATGGAACAGCCACAAGAAATGACTGACGGTGGTGCTATGGAGGGAGCTATTCAATGAGCGACGCTGATGGGTGGGAGTCTTTAGAGACTGCGTTTGCTGAACCAATAAAAGCAGATGACATAGATATCATGTATGGACGTGTATTCAAATCAGAAGAAGGACAAAAAGTCCTACATCATTTAAGAAAAATAACAATAGAGCAACCAACTTGGAATCCAGGCGAGGATTCATCTTATGGTTATGTCAGAACTGGCATGGCTGAAATAGTACGTTTAATAGAAAAAAGGGTCGAAAGGAGTAACAATGGATAATCAACAAGCCGTACAAGGCACAGAGGAAGCCGCAATAACGCAGCAACCTTTAATTAATCCAGAAGCAGCAATGGAAGCACCAGAGAATGTGCAGGAAGCACCAATACCATTGCATGAAGAAGCTAAGGCAGATGCGACACAACACACAACAGATACTGAGGAAGAAGCACCTTTAGAGCGTCCTGACTATTACCCAGAAAAGTTTTGGGATGAAGACGGTCCAGACGTAGAGAAGTTAGCAAAGTCTTATGCTGAATTAGAAAAGCAATTCAAGGCTGGCAAACATAAAGCTCCAGATGGTGATTATGATATCAAAGAATTGGTTGAAAAAGGTTTAGATCCAGAAGATCCAACTGTTGCTGCTTACACAGAATGGGCAAAAGAATACGGTATCTCACAGACAGCATTTAATGATTTAGCATCAAAGGTTTTAGAATTAAGCAATGATGCGAATGAAGCTGTCGAGGTAGATCGTAGAGAAGAGATGAATAAGTTAGGTGAAAGAGCACAAGAAAAGATTGCTATGACTGAGCGATTGTTAATGAAGGCACCACTTAACACACAAGAGCGTGAAGCTATTGCTTACAGCCTTAATAATGCTGATGCTATCAATGCTTTCCTTAAATATCATTCATCGTTAACAAACGAGGGTATACCAATTCAAGGAGCTGTTTCTACTCCAGAAATGAGCCGTTCTGATCTTGAAGCAGCTATTGCTGACCCAAGATGGAAGACTGATCCATCTTTCAGAACTAAGATAGAACAGCAATGGTTAAAATCAAATAATTAGTTTTATTGCAAAATAAATTAAATTAGTTTATTATGGTATGCGAAGGCTAACCGCTTGCGGCCCTTCTATGTGGTGAACCCACTAGTGGCATGACTATTTCATGCAAGCAACCGCCCTAATAAACGGTCAACGGTATGCGTCATAACTCTAACTTTAATAGGAGAAAGTGCTATGGCACAGAGTATAACCAACGCTTTTGTTACTCTCTTCGAATCAGAGGTAAAACAAGCATATCAAGCCGAGGCTTTGTTACGTGGAACTATGAGAACACGTACAGGCGTACAGGGCAACACCGTCAAATTTCCTAAAATAGGTAAAGGCGTTGCAACTGTTCGAGTGCCTCAAACAGATGTGACACCGCTAAATGTTACATACAGCCAAGTCACAGCAACAATGAGCGATTATATAGCTGCTGAATACAGCGACATATTCCATCAATCTCACATCAACTTTGATGAGAGAAGGGAGCTTGTCGAGGTGGTATCTAAATCTATCGCTAGAAGAATGGACCAGCTTTGCATTGATGCACTTGACGCTGCTGGATCTCCATCAACAGTTCTCACTTCAGTCGGTGGTGCTTCAAGTAACATGAATATTGAAAAGCTGAGAGCAGCTTCCAAGGCACTTAATGAGAATAATGTGCCGTCAGAAGGTAGATACCTGCTTATGCACGCTTCTCAATTAGATGCTTTACTTGGTGAAACAGAGGTTACTTCTAGTGACTTCGCAACCGTTAAGGCACTTGTCCGTGGCGAGATTAGCTCGTTCATGGGTTTTGAAATCCTTACCATGGGTGACCGTGATGAGGGTGGCGTGCCTAAACCATCAACCAGAACTTGCTTTGCTTGGCATCGTGATGCAATGGGATACGCAGAATCAATGGCTATGAAATCAGAAGTTAATTACATTCCAGAAAAAACTTCTTTCTTAGTTTCATCAATGTTTTCTGCTGGTGCCGTTGCTATTGACGATGAAGGCATCGTTAAGATTAATTGTACTGAAGCATAGGAGGATAAACGATGGCTTATGATTCAACTGGTTTTGCAACAATAGGAGCAAGTAAGAAAGGTAACGCACCTTCTATTTATTCCTATTCAACAACAGACACTATCGCTACTGTAAACACAGAAGGTTATTTCAATACACTTTCTGATACGTTAGCAGTTGGCGATTTGATTTATTGTTTAACTTCAACAGGTTCAACTGCTGTGGCAACATTAGTATATGTGTTATCAAACGCTGCTGGCGTTGTTGATGTTAACGATGGAACAACACTCGCTAACACAGATAGTGACTAATCTTGATTGGGCAGCTTCGGCTGCCCTTTCTTAAAAAAGGAGATCAGTATGGCAGCTGGCGATACAAGTTTATCAATTTGTTCTGATGCACTTATTATGCTGGGAGCCGCACCGCTTTCTTCCTTTACAGAAGGTACTGACGCAGCTCAGGCTTGCGACAGGCTTTATCCAGATCTTAGAGATAGCTTATTATCCAGATATCCTTGGAGCTGGTCTTACCAAAAAGAACAACTGGCTAGATTAGCAACTGTACCTACAAACGAATGGAAATATGCTTACCAGTTACCTGGTAGTATGCTTTCTGGTGTAAGAGCTTTATTTGCCAGCTCTGGCACAAATGAAAGTCCTTTGCGTTATGGCTGGGAAATATACGGTGACCAGATCTATACAAATTTAGAAACAGTTTACATAGATTACCAGGCAACAATAAGCGAGAGCAAGATGCCAAATTATTTTGTGCATTTTTTGCGTACAGCAATGGCTGCTGAGTTAGGCATGGTTATCACAGATCAAGTAAGTAAGGCTGACTATTTTAGATCTTTAGCTTTTGGATCACCTGGAGAAAATGGACGAGGTGGTCTGTTTCGTGAAGCAATGAATATTGACAGTCGTGGCCAACCACCACAAGTTATTGAGGATTATTCTCTTGTAGATGTAAGGGGTTAATATGGCACGGATAATACAGTTTCAAACAAACTTTAGTGTTGGTGAACTAGATCCGTTACTTCGTGCTAGAACTGATTTACAACAATACAAAAATGGATTAGAGACAGCTACAAATGTTATTGTACAGCCGCAAGGCGGTGTAAGGCGTAGACCTGGTACAAAATTCATACATGACTTTGGCACAACATTTACAGATTTTAAAATCATACCGTTTGAGTTTAGCGTTAACGACAGTTACACACTTGTTTTTGTAAACCAACGTATATATGTATTTAAGGCTGGTGTTTTACAAACAAACATAAATGGTAGCGGAAATGATTACATTACGGCTACTGCCATAACAGCAGCAATGCTAGATGAATTAAATTATACACAGGCTGTGGACACATTAATTCTTTGCCATGAGGACTTAGAGACGCAGCGTTTGGTACGTAATAGCGATACTAGCTGGACACTTGAAGCCTTGCCGCTAACATTTATTCCTAAATATGCGTATGCGTTAGATACACATGAACCTACATTTACGATTACGCCAAGTGATGTTTCTGGCAACATAAGTATAACAGCTACGTCAGTAACAACTGATACAGGTTCAGCACAAGCTGGCGGTGCGGATACTATTACTCTTAAAGCGGCATCTAGCTTTACAAGTGACGATCAGCCTAACGGTATGTTTATAACGCTTACAGCTGGCACTGGCTCTGGTCAAACACGCCATGTTGAGGATTATGTTGCGTCAACAAAAGTCCTGACTGTTTATCCAGC